TATTTATTTTCCTTTGTTAAGTTTTTAATAACTACTGATTTACCCACTACTTCATAATCTAATTTATCACCAACATTCCAATCCAATTCTTTAACAAGTTCTTCTGGTAATTCTAAAATCGCATCACCAAAACAATCTATTGCTAATACTTTAGCTTCATAAATCTTTGACATGATTCACCTCTATTTCGCATTTGTTTAAAAATTTTAAACCTTCTTCACTTCTATAATGACTACGAAAATAAAACCTTTTAATGCCTGCTTGATGAATAAGTTTAGCACAATCTAGGCATGGTGCATGAGTACAGATCATATCAGCACCATCAGTAGAGTTGGTAGACCGTGCTACTTTGGCAATTGCATTTGTTTCTGCATGAAGAACTTCGGGTCTAGTTTTTAATATTTGACCACCATCTTCATGTTGTTCTATTAATTCTTCACAATTATTATCCCAACCGCTTGGCATTCCATTATAACCAATACCAATAATCGTGTTATCTTTTACAATCACACAACCAACTTGCAAGCGTTTAGCAGAAGATAACTGTGCATAAGCTTCTGCTGCCTTTAAGTGTGCTTGAATAAATTTTTCTTTCAATTTAAGAATACCAAGGGCACTTCAGCTTTTCTTAAAGAATTTGCGAAGATGAAGAAAGGAACAAATCTTTCATTTAGAAAACCAGGATACCTCCAAGGTAAAGGTTCTGATGTTATTTGTTGCGTAGGATAAGTCGATTTACAATTTGTCCAAACAAACTCCATAATTTGAAAATATTCATTTATCATTTTTTGATATAGGTCTTTACGCATGATGTAAACACCCTCGTAGTTAATGATGTTATAACCAGTAAACCACCACATATGTGGTGCATACAAAGGATTTACTTTTGTAATTCCTTCTTTAAATAAATCCCAATACTCTCTTGGTTGAGATTGTAAATATTGTTCTTCAATAGAAATATCTATTGTTCTAGGCCTAGAAATAATTAAATCAACAGAATCAAAAAGTCTTGATGCTGCTTCCCATTGAGCATCTGAAGTTAAAAACTTTACAGTTTCTTCATTTGCTGACATGGTTATTTTTTCATATGGATTTCTGTGAGCATCTAGTATATAAAGATAACGGCGATATGAATTAACTCCAACATAGTCTGGTCCATTTACTCCAAGATTTGCAGCGAAAACTTCCGTTGCTTGTTGACCCATAGCTCGAAGAAATTCTTGTTCAGAGATCATGCAATAATGATGTTTGTAATCTAAAATGCCATGATGAGTGACATTAACGAATTCTTTCCTGTCTACAGGAGGATGCCACTCATATGGACCGGTACCACCAGCATGACAAGGAGTTACCCAATTAGATTCATAATTGAAAGGAAATTCCTTATGAAGATGAACAAACATTCGAATGTTCTTCATCATTCTTCCTTAGGTACGTTCTTATTTTTCTTTTCGTGTTTGACTGGAATTGAAGCAAGAATTTCAGCTTCAATCATCGTTTTTTTAAACTCATTAGGATTGACACAGAATTTACCTGCCATCATCCGTTTGGTTGATTTGCTCAACCGAAAGTTTCTATCTCGCTTGTTCATAATATCTCCATGTAAAGCGGGGCAAAAGCCCCGCCGAGTTATGCAGCTTTCTTCTCTTGCAGAAGTTGCGGCTTAAACTCTTTAAGTTCATTACCAATTTCAATCTTGCGTGGTTTCTTGTGTTCAGGAATTACATTCTCTAAACCAATACGCAAAATTCCATCTTTAAATTCTGCACCTTTAACTTCTACAGTATCAGCAATAGTCAATTGTTTTGTAAATGATCGAGTGCCAATACCACGATGCAGATATGTAACTTCAACATCTTTTTCTTTTTTCTCACCTTTGATTGTCAATGTACCATCTTCTGCTGTAATTTCAATATCTTCTTTACTGAATCCAGCAATGGCAAGCTCGACAACATAATGTGTGTCTTTTAGCTTGATGATATTGTGTGGTGGAAAAGATTGGGTTACTTTTGTTGCATTATCTACATTCAAAAGTCTTTCAACATCATCAAAGAAACGCTCAAAACCCAATGTTGTGTGAGCCAATGGCCCAAATGAAATATGACCGAGTGTCATAGTATTTCTCCTATTAAGCGAGTTAATCAAAATTGCGGCCCATTAGGCGCCGCACCATTATTTATACAACAATTTAATATTCGGATGTTTTTTTGCCAATGTTATATTTGGCAATTAAATCCCAATCATCCTTTTCTTTAAACGAAATAATCTTTATTTGGTGTAAAGGTGCTATATTATCTTCAATCAATCTACGATTCAATATCTTTACAAGACCCCATTCTTCTAATAAATTAGCAATTGCATTCCGTCTTTGTATATCATTCTCTGAAATATTGGATGGCTTACCATCTAGTGCAAATAGTTCTTTGAAGTGTACGATATAATACTTGCCTTGTTTATGTAAAATGTGGCAAGATTGATATAATACTTTTTCTTTCCGTGAAGAAACACCAATACGAGTAAGAGTTTCCCTCACCTTTAAAAAATCGTCTTGTTCGTTAAGGCTTACCTCAACAAATTGAGTCAAGTCAACCATATTACTTCCTTAATCCACCGGTATCGGTTTGTTCTTTTAGTTGTTGGATCTGGTCTTTGCTTAGTAAGCGGAGTGCCTCACGGGCCTTTGAATCGGAGAAACCATAGACTTGTTTTATACATTCCAAATCATCACTTTTCTCAGACTTAACCCACTTCGCAAAGGGCCTTTTTTGAGACCTGACGGTATTTAGTAAAAAGTCATTTTGCAACTTCTTATCCAGAAAATGGCGTCTGTTCATTTCATTTGCATACAGAACGCAATCTTTATGATAAGATAAAGAACGATTAATAATGAATGGATTGTATTCTTTTTCTGTCAGGTCGTCAACAATTAATTGTTTTTTACCTTGTAAAATCTCTTTGACAAAATCGAATGGGTTCATACAAACTCACAAGATACCATTAGTTCAGTCAGACAAGCCACCGTATTCACTTCTTGATCAGCAACAAACGCAGCCTTGTATTGATAGTCAGCAAGAATAATGACCGCCTGTGGAATTGATTGCGGTTTCATTACATCATAAAGAGAATCATAAATCTTACGATACAAAACCGTACTATCAATTTCGTGTGTTGCAACCCACTTACGAATAGAAGCAAAGTCTTTTGATGAAATAGATTTGGTTAGTTCAACAATAGATACATCAGCAATCTGTGTAAGAATACCTGTATCAATTTTACCAAACTGAGAATAACGCTGAAGTTCATTCAGCACACGGCGAAAATCTGGAAAATGTTTTTTGATTAACTCAGCAAGAACCTTGTCATCTGCGTCAACGGATTCACTTTGCAAAATTGTTTGAATTCGCTTGAAGAACGCCGCAGCCATCTTGGCCTTCTCACCATTCTTGAGGCCAAAGTCGATGACGGCACAACGACTATGAAGCGGATCTATAATGCGATTTTTGTAATTACAAGTAAATATGAAAGAACAATTACCTGCAAATTCTTCTATCGCATTACGGAGAGCCGGTTGAGTTGAGTTTGGATTTAGATAATCTGCTTCGTCAATAATGATGACCTTACGACCACCAGAGAGTGACATTGATGAAGCATAATTTTTAATCTTGGTTCTAAATGTATCAATACCACTTTCATCAGAACCATTGATTACCATGAAGTCGCAACCAATTTCGTTGCACATCGCTTTGGCTATCGTGGTCTTGCCTACGCCGGCTCCACCACTCAATAGGAGATTGGGTATCTCCTTTTGATTCACATATTCCTGAAACGGCTTTTTCAGACGGTCTGGAAGAATACAATCTTCCACCGTCTGAGGCCGATACTTCTCTGTCCATAACAAATGTTCCATAAGAACCTTTCACATATATCATAATTTAATTAAGCTACTTTTTCAAATTTAGAACCTTGCTCAGTTGTAATCCAGTATTGCAACGGAAGGTTTTTGTTTTTAAAATGTGAAATGCCTTTAGATGAAATAGAAACTTCGTAAGTGCCTGCCAATACTTTTGTAATGTTTTCTGTTTTGAAAATCATTTTGTATTTGTTGCCATTACCATTTGCAATTTCTAAAGCATCGGTGTGAGCAGAATCATTTTGTAGGTCGAGTGTCACAATACTTACTTTTTTACCATCAGATTCAATTGCAATCTGTGGTGACGCAAGAACGCCAGCTGCCCGTAAGACCCAATCAAAATCTTCTGCTGTTAAATCAAATTTAATCTCTGCGTCAGGCATTGTCAGAGCTTTCTCTGGCGGTGTGACAATCATATTTGCAGGAGTAAAACGATATTTGATCTTAGAACGACCTTTGTTACCAACAATGGTAACTTGCTTGTCATCAAATTCAAATGACGGATCATCTTTGTGGAGAGAAATGACCGACAAGAAATTGTTCAGGTCATAGATGCCAAACTCGGCAGGAATATCTTCTTTAATATCTACTTCAGCAAGAATGTTCTTGTGTGAAGAAACAGTCTTTAGTGTTTTACCTTTTTTGAAAAGGATACCTTGGTTAATTGCACCAAAGTTTTTGAGAACCGAAATGGTTTCGTTTGATAATTTCATTTTTACCTCTCATAATTAAGATTTATCAATAGAATATATTGTATCATGTTCGTATAGAAACATGAGGCAACACATAGCATGAGCAAGATGGTGTTTACCAGATTCGGGATCTAGCTGTTCGCCTTCTTTCCATGCCCAAAGATGGCGATTTAAAGCATCAAAGTAACGGCGTTTAGCATCTGAAACATGTTGCCAATTGTCACGCTCATACTTCTGAGCACCAAATGTTAAAATTTCAACCGTTGCTTTAAGTGCTTGTGGTGGAAGTAAACCATACTCCAATTTACCAGTATCGAATTTTCTTCCAATTTCCGACATTATAATTTACCTGTGTGTTGTGCAACAGCTGGCATATTTCCAGTAAATGCGTATGTACCAATGTGTTGAGTTCTAACCCAAGGACACAAGAACACTTTACCACCAATTTTTCGCCACATCTGACAGAACATATAATCTTCACTTAGATAACGATCAGAACCGCCGCCTGTAAT